TGAAGAAGATATTGAGCAAATCAAACAAGAGATTGAAGACGAAGGTGGAGGCGAAGGCGAAGGCGAAGAAGGCGAAGATGAATTTATGTAATTCAGTTGCCTAGTTTTATAAATAGAATACAGGAGATTTAAATGTCAGACTATACAACAAGAGATGCAGTAGAATTTGCTTTTGATGGTAATACTGCGAAATTCAAAGACGCTATCAATAGTATTATGGCTGATAAAGTTTCAGATGCGATTGAACTAAAAAGAGTTGAAGTAGCATCTCAATTCATGTCTGCACAATCAGACGAAGGGGATACTGATGTCCAAGATTCAGAAGTTTAAGACTTTCCTTGAAGCAAGCGCCGCCGACTTGACGCCTGTTAAAAAGGATGACGATGAAAGAAAGAAAGCAAAGTATCGCTCAAAAGGCGAACAAGATTTTGCTGATGCTCACACAACTGAAACTGAGCCTCATCCAACTGCTGACCCCTCTGTGCATAATGGTTCTACACAACCAACATCACCGAAAGGCTCTGATGCTGGTGAAAAACAAGTTGTAGCCGCAGGCACATCTGTAAAAGAGCCTCAGGGTGGCGGTAACTCAAAGCGTTCATCTGATAAGAAGCAAGGTGATATGACACCTGTAAATCCTATCAAAGAAGCAAAGCAGACCAAAGAAGAAGATGAGTCTGAAGAGGATGAAGACGAAATCGAAGATGATGAAGAAGATGATAACGAAGACGAAGAAGATGATGACGAAGACGAAGAAGACCTTGAAGAAAATGTCATGGACACTTTAAGAAAAATCGTCAAAGACAAGCAAATGCAGAAAGTTAAATTCAAAAATGGTAAGTCCATGAGAATTGATTTGACAACAGCAAGTGCTATTGTTCAGGCTTTCGACAAGAGAATTAAAAATGCATCAACAAAACAGAAGTTTGCAGATGCAATCGAAAAAGATCCAGACTCTTTTATGAAGATGATGGATGTTGCACTTGGAGGTAAGTAATGGCTATTAAAGTTCTAGCAAATACAGTTGCTTTTACATCTTCTGCAAATAATGTATATAATGCTACTGCCGTTCGCATTACAAACAACGGTTCTGCTAGAACAGTGGTTATTGCTAATGTTGCTGACCCTGATAACACAAATCAACATGGTAACTATCCGGGCAGTCAAGTATCTATTCGCATGAATGCAAACGAAGTTATTACAATTCGCAAGCGTCCACAGGATACAATCACTGCGGCGGCTGGTGTATTTGGAACTAAAGTAGCGGAGGTTTCAACATGAGCCTAAAACTTATTTGCGAAGTCAACGAAGATATTAACTATATCACAGAAGCAAAAGACGAGAATGGCAAGAAGTCATACTTCATTGAAGGTGTCTTTATGCAAGGTGATATCAAGAATCGTAACGGTCGTATATATCCATCACAAACTCTTGCAAAAGAAGTTGCTAGATATAACAAAGAGTATGTAGAAAAGAAAAGAGCATATGGTGAACTAGGTCATCCTCAGGGCCCAACAATTAACCTTGAGAGAGTTTCACACATGATTACTGAACTAAAACAAGATGGTTCAAACTTCATGGGTAAAGCAAAGATTATGACAGAGACACCATATGGAGCAATCGTCAAGTCTCTAATGGACGAAGGCGCACAACTTGGTGTATCAAGTCGTGGTATGGGCAGTCTCAAGGCTGGAAAGGCTGGCGCACAAGAAGTGCAAAAGGATTTCTATCTTGCTACTGCCGCTGACATTGTTGCAGACCCATCTGCACCAGATGCATTTGTAAATGGCATCATGGAAAGCAAAGAGTGGGTTTGGGAGAATGGTGTAATCAGAGAAGCCACTATCGCTGATTATGAAACAGAAATCAAGAAGGCTTCCAAGTCTGAACTAGAGAGCGTTAAACTCAAAGTTTTTGAGAATTTTCTCTCAAGATTGTAATTTTATAAATAGAATGTAAATGAGTAATTATCTGATAAAGGAGACTCAAATGTCCGATAAAGAACTAGAGATGCAAGAGGATGACACAATCCTCGAAGCACAAGAAGTTGTAGAGGACGCTACTGAAGAGGAACTTGAAGAAGCCCGTAAAGCGAAAAACGAAGCGGAACACGATTCAGGTGACGAAGAAGAAGCGCCTAAAATGGAAAAAGCAAAGATGCCAAAAACTAAAATTGGCATGATTAATGCTATGGCCGCGGCTATGAAAGAAATGAAAAAAGATGAACTTATGGCATCTTATGGCAAAATGATGGCCGCTATGCATCCTGGCGATGATGAAGAAGAAGAAGCCGAAGAGGGCTTCCGTGGTATGCAAACTCGCATGAGCGCCGCAAAGAAAAAGAAAGGTCTAAGAGCATCTGTTCATAAAGAAGATATCGATGTATCTGCTGATGTTCAGGCTCTATTCGGTGACGAAGAACTTTCTGAAGAGTTCAAAGAGAAAGCAACAACTATCTTTGAAGCCGCTGTAGTTTCAAAAATCAATGAAACTCTTGAGGCTGCCGATATTGATGTATCTGCTGAAATCGAAGCAGAAAAAGAAACAATGGTAGAAGACCTCACCACTAAACTTGATGACTACCTTGAGTATGTCACAGAAGAGTGGATGAAAGAAAACGAACTTGCTATCGAAAAGGGTATTCGTGCAGAAATCGTTGAGAACTTCATGCATGGTCTACGCAACTTGTTCGCCGAAAACTATATCGACATTCCAGAAGAGAAGGTTGACCTTGTAGATGAACTTGCTGGTAAAGTTGAAGAACTTGAAGCATCTGTCAACGAGGAAGTTGAGCGTAATATCGAAATCAAAAAAGAACTTGTTGAAATGAAGAAAGACAAAGCACTTACTGTTGTGTGTGAAGGTCTAACTGATTCACAAGTTGAAAAGATGAAGTCACTAGCAGAGGGTGTTGACTTTGATGAAGACACCTACGCTGAAAAACTAGCGACAATCAAAGAAAACTACTTCCCTGCTGAAGAAGTTGTTGAAAGTGATGCAACTGATGAAGAACCTCTTGAAATCGAAGAAGAGGCTCAAGAAGTGACAGGCTCAATGGCTGCTTACACACAAGCCATTTCAAGAAGCATCAAAAAGTAATAATTTATAAATATTGTAATAAAGGCTGATAGTTTACTAAAGGAGAAACTAAAATGTATCAATCTGATGAACTTCAAAAGAAGTGGCAGCCAGTTCTTGAGCATACCGACCTTGAGCCTATCAAGGACGCACACAAGAGAGCCGTTACTGCTACACTTCTAGAAAACCAAGAGCGTTCTGCCCGTGAGCAGGCTGCTGGTTCTGGTGGTTACAATGCTCCAACACTTCTTGGGGAAGCCGCTCCTGCTAACGCAATGGGCGCATCTTCTTCAACTGCAAGTGCTGGTTCTGTAGACATCTACGATCCCGTTCTTATCTCACTTGTTCGCCGCTCAATGCCGAACCTAATTGCATATGATATCGCCGGTGTTCAGCCGATGACTGGACCGACTGGTCTTATCTTTGCAATGCGTTCACGCTACTCAACACAGTCTGGCACAGAAGCAATGTTCAATGAAGCCAACACTTCATTCTCTGCTCTTGCTTCTGGTAACACCGCTCATCAGTTTGGTGTTGCTAACGGTGCGTTGGGAACAACTCAGGCAGGTACCGATCCTGCTGACCGTGCATCTGGTTCTGGCTATACAGTTCACACTGGTATGACAACTGCACTCGCTGAAGCACTTGGCGATTCAAGCACTAACAAGTTCAACGAAATGGCTTTCTCAATTGAGAAGGTTGCCGTTACTGCTGTTAGCCGTGCATTGAAAGCAGAATATACCATGGAACTTGCTCAAGACCTTAAAGCAATCCACGGTCTTGACGCTGAGACAGAATTGTCAAACATCCTATCTGCTGAGATCCTTGCTGAAATCAACAGAGAAGTTGTTCGCACAATCAACTACTCCGCTGTTCCTGGTGCAACTGTAAACACCACGACTTCTGGAACTTTCGACCTCGACACCGACTCAAACGGCCGTTGGTCAGTTGAGAAGTTCAAAGGTCTTATGTTCCAAATCGAGCGTGACGCTAACGAACTTGCTAAGGCAACTCGCCGCGGTAAGGGTAATGTCATGATTTGTTCTTCTGATGTCGCTTCTGCGATGCAGATGGCTGGTGTTCTTGACTATACGCCTGCACTGACCAACAACCTTCAGGTTGATGACAGTGGTAACACATTCGCTGGTGTTCTTAACGGTCGTATTCGTGTCTACATTGACCCATACTTCTCAGACGCTACGAACAACTACTACACCCTTGGCTACAAAGGTGCAAGCGCATTTGACGCTGGTCTCTTCTACTGCCCATATGTTCCACTACAGATGGTTCGTGCAGTTGGTGAGAACACCTTCCAGCCGAAGATTGGCTTCAAGACCCGCTACGGTATTGTTGCTAACCCATTCGCCACTAACGATGGTAACGGTATTGCCGCTCGCCTCGGTTCTGGTGATGGTAACATCTACTACCGTTTGGTCAAAGTCACTAACCTCATGTAATAATGAGAGTTGGGCTAACCAACCAAATAATAAAACTGAGGGGCGCTTGAAACGCCCCTCTTTTTTTTGCTTATAAATATGTAAGCAAGGAGATAATGTAATGGCACTACAAGCAACACAA